CATGGGCGTGGTTGCGGGGGTGAGCGACATGATATACCTATCCGCCGCTGGGGCCGTGTTCTTGGAGTTCAAAGACCCCAAGGGCAAGCAGTCCCTCTCCCAAAAGTGGTGGCAGGGGGTGGTTCAAGAGGCAGGGTACAGGTACGAGGTCATCCGAAGCGTGGAGGATTTTCAAAGAGTGGTTGTAGGTGTGGAATAGATGTGTAGATTTGCGCTATACGCAAGAGCATACAATGAATGAGAAATCGGTCAATAAGCACCCTTATCGCATATAATGAATGATAAATCCGTCAGCCTCTGGGCTTACCGAACCTCCGCCAGCGTCAGCCTATAACCTTACCAACCAAACCACAAACCTATGAAACGATTTTTAGTATTTGCAGGTGATTGCTATTATCCCTTTGGTGGTATGAATGATTTTCAGGAGGACTTTGACACCTTGGAAGAGGCCAAAAGTTTTGAATCAAAAATCAAAGAAAAGTTTAAACTTTTATGGAAGGATAACTGGAAGGATTTTAATTGGACCGAGATTTGGGATTCGGAAACACGAACCCATGTGTAAAGACCATTTCGTTGACACCACCAAAATGCTAAACCCCAAACCCATGAAACCAACCCCCACCGATTTCCGCCGCTGGCAAATCCACATCCGCAAGGAGTGCGTGTCTTGCTCACGCCCCGACCGCTCCGAAACCATCAAGCCTTGGTCCGTGAACTGGACCCTGCTCGGAAGAATCCTTCAAGCCAAAAACGCCTGACCATGCCCTGGATACGCCCCCAAGACCAAATGCCCGAATTTGACGAACCCGTCCTAATTACCGATGTGGAAGGACTGCAAATCGTTGCTTGGCGTGATATGTACACTGGTAAGTGGCACTCCGAGAATCACGCTTGGTTTACCCGTGAAATCAACTATTGGATGCCAATCCCTGAAATTGTTTAAGCCATGACCCCAGCACTCATCCATCATCTCGTTGACACCACCGCAATGATATTCGGCATCACGCCCGACCAGGTGCGCTCTCCAAGCAGGGAACGGCCCTGCGTCATCGCCCGCAATATAGTGGCCGACATCGCATACAACGAGTACTTGTTCACCTACATGGCCATCGGCAAGGAATTGAACCGCCACTATAGCACGATAATCATAAACCTTGAATCCTTCCACAACGATTGCAAAGCGAAGCCCCAACTGCGATACCTTCGGAGGCAAGTTTTCAACAATGCGCAGGACTACTTGCAGACGGCAGAGGGGGCCTATATCACTGACACTCTGCAACTTCCGCCCACCGAATAACCCGAAACTGCTATCACACCCAAGGGGTCGGCCTAACCGCTGACCCTTTTTTTTTGCAATCTTTGTGCATGCAGTCAGCAGAACACACGATCCTTGACCTCTACCGCACGGGTGAAATCCGAAAGGCTTGCCTCACCATCACGGGAGGCGACCCGCTTTGGCGTGACTTGGAACAGGAGTGCGTCCTTATCCTGCTGGAGAAAGACCCAGCCAAGATTCTGCAAATCCAGTCGCAGGGGTATTTCAAGTTCTATGTGGTGCGCCTACTGCTGAACCTCTACCGAGGCAAGAATAACCAATTCGCCCAAAAGTACCGCCACCACGACTTGCTTGAAGAACTGGATCCCGATTCCCCTATTCCCCAGTCCGAGTACGATTCTCTGATGGACGACCTTTGGGCCATCGCAGAGGCGGAGATGGACACTTGGGCCAAGGACGGGGCTTTCCCGTATGACAAGGAGTTACTGCGTCTGCACCTACGGACGGGGAACATGAAGAAACTTTCCCGTGACACGGGCATCCCGTACCGCAGTATAATCTATTCCATCGACCAAGCCAAGGCCAAAATCAAGGCCGCCATTCAATCCCATGGACACGCTGATATTTCCCCTGCTGATTAGTTCGCTGACCGCCCTTGCTATTGCGGAATACCATGTCCTCCCGCAGGCTTGGTACAAGACCTGGTTCGCAAGGCACAAGCCATTCTCCTGCGTCACCTGCCTCACTTTTTGGGTGGCGGTGGCCCTGACCCTGCCCACCTGCGGTTGGGTCCTTGCTCCCGTTTACGGCCTCGCATCGGCGGGGCTAACGGTTGTCATCCTCCAAGTCACGAACCGATGACACAAGACGAGTTTGTCCTTGCGCAAAAACACCGCCACTATTGGGACCAATATCAGGCCGCCTTGTTCATGCGGCTTTCCCCCGAAGCGGTCCACGACTTGCAGACCATCCTCGTGGCCCACGGCAGGCCCAACACGAATTGGTGGTGCGCTGACTGCGTAAAATCGGCACTCCAATACATTTACCAAGAGGCGGACCAGTTCGCCCAAGCCAACCACCACACCGTTACCCATGCCCTCAACAACCCCAATCCGTGAACAGTTCCAAACCTATGCCGACTACGGCGAAGGTGTACGCAATAACGCCAAGCGGGGCATTGAACTCAACGAGAGGAACGGTAACAAGTGCGCCACGCAGACGGGTAAAGTCCGTGCCCAGCAACTCGCCAACGGTGAAGGCGTATCCCTTGCAACGGTTAAACGGATGCACTCCTACCTGTCAAGGGCAGAAACCTACTACGACAACGCTGATTCTACCAGCGATTGCGGCTACATCAGTTACCTCCTTTGGGGAGGCAAAGCGGCCCTTGGGTGGTCAAGGAATAAACTGCGAGAACTTGGCGAACTCGACTAAAGCGCCGAACGAGGAAGCCCAGGTGCAAGCCCGCATGGACTCCCTCATGATGGTCATCACGACCCTCTGCGACTGCATTGGTGCGGTGGAGGAATCCAACTCCCCGAACGCCTTTGCGGTCAAGATGAAAATCGTGGACAAGATTGATTCGCTCATAGACAAAATAGAATACTGATGGGAGCAGGAAGGCCACGAATATTTGAACACCAAGACGAATTGTGGGAGGCGTTTGAGATTTACGCATCATCAGTAAAAGACGATGAGCCACTCACCCTTGTTGGATTTAGAAACTTTTGTGCTATCGGATACGGAAGCATAAAGCACTATTTTGACAATAAGCGGGGCTTTTACGATAAATATATTTTCGTTTGCTCAAAAATCAAAGACGCAATGTTTAATCGTAATTTTGGTTTATATCAAAAGGGGATTATCGGGCATTCAGTTGTTTTAAGGGAATCAATTGAAAGGGGATTGACTTTAAATCGTGTGAGTGGTCGTTATTCAAATTCGGATTTTATGAACGATTCTGATTATAAGAACTCAATAAATAGACAATGCCGATTTAGGGGTAATAAAAAGAAAACCCAAACGAATCATTTGCACGACAACAAAACGGGATACATCTACTTCATAAAATTAAAAGACACCGAATACTATAAAATTGGGTATTCAGGTAATCCGCAAAGAAGGATTTATGATATTGCGTCATCAAATCCGCACGAAATAATAGTTCTTGAGATAAAATCAAGCCTTTTTGCTTATGAACTTGAGCAGGAACTCCACCTGATTATGCAAGAAAAAAGCGTAAGGGGCGAATGGTATAGGTTTGATGAATTGGATGTAAAAATGATTTACAAGTTTTTAAACTCAATTTGACCCGATGCACCCAACGAGGATATTCAAGACCCCCGAAGACCTTGGAAAAGCATGGGCCGCCTTCAAGGAGGATGTCAAAGCCCAAGGCGAACAATGGAAGCGGGTGCAGTATGTCGGGAAGGACGGGTTGAAGAAGGAAGACCCCGCCAAAGTGCCGCTGACCTTGGAGGGGTTTAAGCGGTTTTGCCGCAATAATTACGGGGATGTTCAGCAGTACTTTGACAACAAGGACGGATATTATGAGGACTTCGTGGTTATCTGCCGTGCGATTCGGGAGGAAATCCGAGAGGACCAAATCATCGGTGGAATGCTCTCGTTTTACAACCCCTCCATCACGCAGCGGTTGAACGGCTTGGTCGAAAAGCAGGAAACGAGCATCACCATCGAGCAGCCGCTTTTCGGCGATGGAGTTTAAGTACACCACCGCCATCCGCAAAATTCGGGCGATGACCGCTCGGAAGAAAGTCATACAAGGCGGAACAAGTGCGTCCAAGACCTTTGGCATCCTTGCGGTGCTGATTGACCACGCCGCTCGGTTCCCCAAGTCGGAGATTTCGGTTGTATCCGAATCCGTGCCTCACCTACGACGGGGGGCCATCAAGGACTTCGCCAAGATTATGCAAT